TTCAGATATATAATTGTTAGTTGGCTCTAAGCAATCTAGTTGGTAATCATAACCAGTTTGACGCACAAGTTTACCGTTTTTGCCTGCACCAGCGCCAACATCTAATATTGATATAGGCTTTAAACGCATTACATGTTCTTGTAGAATATGATCAAAAGTATTTGCAGAATATGGCATAATAATTGTTATGGTTTAGTTAGAATGTTGCGACACATTAATCTCATCTCCAAGTAAAATCTTTTTTGTCAAGAGTTTGTACTTGTCGACGTTTACATTTAAAAACGCACCATATTTGCGAACCTTTCTTGAAATCTTGGGATAAACGATGTCATCAGAAATCTTCTTGTCCCAGATACGAATGAAGTCGAAGATGTTATTGAGAATCACAAGAGTCTCAATCGTTACTTCTTTTTGGAGAAAAGCAACTAACAGTTTTGGATGCTGTCCATCTTCAACTTCAAATAACTTATTGAATTCTTTTGAATCAGGGCAAACGCGAGTTAGATCTTCTTCATAGATCTTACTCATCGAATCCGTGGTTCTTCTCCAATCCCTGTATACTTGATCAGCATCTTCTTCAAGTAGACTTTTGGTCCAATGATTGTCACTGTATACAAAATTAGCAACCAAAAATGGCACCATGTCAGCGTCGCTGTACTTGCGCGCGAGACGGTGGAATAGAAACTTGTCTTTTCTTTTTTGGAATGCATCTATTGATACTCTTGTCTTGCCATCATATTGAAAGAAGTTATATTTGTCAGAAGTGAAATGTAATTTGATGGCTTGATAGAGACCGTACAAATCGTAACCATTCATATCGGAAGTCTGCTTCCTCTTGGCAAATAACGCAACTCCATTGCTTCGCCTTCAATGATGCTCTTCAGCGAGTCATTGATCAAACTTGCTGCAACCTCAATCTCAAGATTGTTACGTTCGCAGTATGAAGTGATTGCATCCATATGATCAATCTTTTCTTCAATTGCCATATTCATGATCATCATGGAGAAGTTATTTTTTTCTTCGCGAGTTGCCATATTAGATCTCATAATTACTCAAGGAATTATTCAGTTGCTGAGTGACGCGAACAAATGTTGCACGCTTACTCAATTCCTTCAACTCACTTGCTCCAACATAAGTACATGCCGAACGCAGACCACCAAGAATATCTTGTAGTGTTCTGCTCACCTCACCACGATATGGAATCTTTACATGTTTGCCTTCGCTGGCGCGATAATTGGCAACTCCGCCACTGTGAAGATCCATCGCTGACTTTGAACTCATACCATAGAAATCAACTAGTGACTTGCCCTCAGTAGTATCTTTATATTCAGATGGCAATCCTTCTTTATGCCCAGCAAGCATACCTCCGATCATCACAAAATCGGCACCCGCAGCAAATGCTTTCACGACGTCTCCAGGAACGGAACACCCTCCATCCGCTATAATATGACCCTTGAGACCATGAGCAGCGTCAGCGCATTCTATAACTGCACTCAACTGCGGGTAGCCGATGCCTGTCATCTTGCGTGTAGTGCAAACTGAACCAGGACCAATACCGACTTTCACAATATCAACACCAGCAAGAATAAGTTCTTCTGTCATTTCTGGCGTGACAACATTACCAGCCATCAATACAATATTCGGATACTTGTCGCGAAATCGTTTGATAAAATCAACAAAACTTTGCGTGTATCCATTGGCAACGTCAACGCAAACTCTCATGTATGGATTCTGCGCAACGCTATAAACGAACTGAAACTTTTGCAAATCAGTATCAGAAATGCCCAAAGAATAAATGCTGCTAGACATCTTTTTCTTGAAGTGCTCGCCCAACACTTCGCTGTCGTAATGCTTAGTGACAGCAACTAAACAATTATGTTCACTGAACTGCTGATCCATCTCAAGAGTTCCGACTCCATCCATATTAGCAGCAATAATTGGTACGCCTGACCAACTGTTACTGCTACGAAATACAAATGCTCTATCTAACTTTACTTGGCTTCGAGAAGAAAGAGTTGACCGTTTAGGAACAATCAAAACATCTTTGTAATCCAACTTCACGTCATATTCTATTCGCATAAAGCCTCAATGATAAAAGATATGCTGACCAATTTGCATCACGATTTGCTTTTCAGCAGCCCAAGTCGGTTCAACGTAGTCTGCGTGGAAATACTTAGCAGATCCAATTATACCGTATCGCTTCTTCAAAATCAAAATATTTTCAGCAATCTTGTATGATTCATTCCAAGTGTGATTGGATCGAATTGCCATTTTATTCTGACAGACCCAAGAGAACTGGCAAGTCTTACCATGACGCTGATACACTACACCGCAAACAGTCTTCGGGAATTGCTTACTGCGAACGCGATTCATCGTCACTTCAGCAACAGCAATTTTACCTGCGCGTGGTTCTGATCCTGCCTCGAAGTAAATGTTCTTTGCTAGACATTCGACTTCAGTGCGAACTCGCTTTTGCTTTTCATAGGATAGATTGAGAAACTCTACCTGTGTACTCATGTCACGGACTTGCGAAGTTAGAATACTGTTTGCTTGTTCCTGTGCTCTAATCTCCGCAGACAATTTTGTGATCATTTGATGTGGAACAAACAATCCAAAAAAGAATACCGAAAATAAAAAACCAAATTTCAAAAACAAATTATGATTGCGATCAAAGTAGTTCTCAATGCGATTTAGAGTGTTTACTAGATTTAGGTTGCTCATTTTTATATATCCTTGAAAAATTATTGATACTTTCAATCATTCCATCAGCCTTTAAAACTTCATATGATATAGTTTTTTGATAATGAAATTTTCTAAGAGTCTCTGCAAACTTCTCGTGTCTATCAAAATTGGTTAGTAAACCTAAATTAACTTCAGATACATGGATATGATCAATTTTGTCCATGTATTCGATAAAATCTTCGTGCTCGTTTCTATTCTCTAATAAAACATTGTGTAAGTCAAGCATTGTGCTAATATTGCAATACTTGTCGCCTAAAAATTGTACAATTTCTTTAACATTGAACCAATAATTGCCACCATAATTTCTGGCATTAGGTTCTAAGAGTAACTTTATTCTTGTTCCATCCAACAATGAATCTATTGCATTAAGAGTTTCTCTGACATCCTCTGACGCGCCTTTTCTCATTTTAGGTGAACCGAAAACCAAATAATCTAATCCGATAATTTTAGAATAATTTATCAGTTTGTCAAAGTGGTTTTTTATTTGTTCTTTATCAGTTAATTCTATATTAGTTCCAAAAAATATAGATTGCGCTGATATAGCCTTTAATCCATGATAGTCTAATTTTTGTCTATACCTCAAAACGTCTTCTTCAGTTAAACTATCCCATGGTTTTATTTTATTAAATACTATCTCTACTTGGGATATATTTGATTTTTCAAAGAAATCAAACATTTGCCTTTCGTTAGATTGATCCCACGCCAGACTACTTACTGCGAGATTCACTTATAAAATCCTTAATTTGATTTAATGATTCTTCTTTAGAATGAAGATACGTGTTAAACACAGTGGTATAATCGTATTCAACTCTTTTAGAGTTAGTAAATTTACTATACTCTGGAAATAATTTAATTATTTCTGCAGTCTCGACTGGTTCTGGGAATAGATTGAACACAGTACGATAATTATACCCATTGCTAAAAAAGTCAATATCTTTGTGTAGATTATTTAGGTTGTACCATTGATATGCAGAGTTGATATTTATTTGTTCAACATTGTTATTATTTAATAGATCGAACAGTATATTTTTTTTGATGAATCTATTAAATAATGCGGGTAATCTAAAAATGCATAATCTGTCGGTTTTTATAAATTCAGTAATTAACAATTCAAAAAAGTATCTATTTTCGCCATAACTTAATTTTTTTATGTTAGGGCTATATTCCTCATTTACTCTAAGAGGAGAACTATTGTATACGTCTATGGTTGAAAACAATGTGACCTTAGAATAGTTTTTAGTAGCGATTATTTGAATAATTTTATTAATATTCTCGATATCTTTTCGAAGATTTTGATTGATAAGCCATTTAGTTGCAGGTAAACAGGATAGATAAATCTCTGAATTATTCTGAACTTTTGATTCGAACTCATGGATATTAGAACTATTAAAACATAAGTCGAAGTCTATAGAATTGACTAATGTTTTTCCAATTAATCCAGTGTTTCCTACTAAAATTTTCATATTATTCCATGTACATTTGAACTTTTCTAGATTCTGGTAGCATGTAATCTTTGAGTAAAGTTGTTAATATTCTTTCTGGGAATGAACAGTTTACATAGTATAATGCTTGTACGTGATCGGTCACCATGTAAACATTATTTCTGAATACAGTTTTTAGATCATCGTTTTCTTTTAAAATCTTTAGATTTTTTTCAGAATATTCTTGATTAATTCTATCGTAGTGCTCGAACATAGAACAATATTCTTTCATAGAACTCATGCTACCATAAGCAAATAGATCACATACAACATTAGTGTGGTCAAAAACGTGCGGATATTTAAATTTATGTTTGTAATACATTTTATCACAAGCCCAGCAACTAGTTCCATGATCTGGGTGAGTGTGCGAAATGTCTGAGTTTGGGACAAAAATTATTTTCTTTTTTATATCTTCTAATAATTCTAAATCAACTATAAAAGAAGAAAACTTTAAATCCATTCTAGCCTTAATGACTAGGTCATATTGTTTATTTTCTTTTTTAGCATGTTCTTCCATCAGTTTATATGACTGTTGAATAGCATACAACTGAGATTTAATGAATACTTCTGGGGAAGAATGATTAAAATATGTAATTTTTTCGCTGTAATTATTCTCAACAAAATCTGCATTGTTCTCTATTTTGTATGCAGTCAAATTAGGTATTTCTTGCAATTTAAGTTCTATTAGTTTTCTTTGAGTATTCTTACTGACATCTTTTTCTGTTCCTTTCATCCCAATCTGATCCCAAGCAAACACAAAAATATCAACGTCATGCGCCTCTACTATTTTGCGCAGAATACCATTTACTATATTTAAATTTCTGACATGACCAGATAAAAGAATAGCAATAGAAAACGGACGACCGTCTCCATGTTTATGTTTATCCAAAAGAAGTGTTCTCTCGGAACAATTTTTTATTTCCTCAATAAAATCTTCCACCCGAATATTTCTATTCAAATGATAAACGTATTCGTTCTCTTCTGGTTCTCTGCGTAAATATTGTAAAAATATTTTTTTTAAGGTTTCTTCGTTCATGATATAATTCTAGTTATAAAATTTTCTATAGGATAGATTCCTTGTATTTTTCCAGTAAAACACGAAATAACATTTTCGTTTTGTTGAATCACAGGATATCTGTTAGCTGAACTATTAACAGTTTTAGACTTAGTTGATAGAAAAAATCCATGGTATCTAAAATGACTATTAAATTCTGGATAATAATATTTTACCTTGGATTCCATTAGATTTTTCTTTTCGTCTAACATTTCTGTTGTAAATTCAAACGAATGCAATTCTTCAATTGAACTGAAAACTTTTAAGGGTGTATGTTCTACATCAGTTAAGGTATATTTGTTTTTTTGATAAGGGTAGATTGAGAAAAAGTCTCCATCAACTAAAGTTATAGAATCAAAAGTTGACGACTTTATTCTATCGTATATCAAAGTGAGAGTCAACTCATAATAACTATTTTTAGATGGACTCAAAAAATTATTGGTACAATTCAAAACTAAATCAAAACTGTTAGACAAATCGCTAGAATTGTCTATGTTTTCTTGGACGAATATGTCTTTTAAGGTTTTATTGAAATGCTGGTGAATTGCATAAAAATCAATATGCCTTTCTTTTGTGTTTATGGCGCCTTCAATATTTAACAAACCACTATTGACAATGTAAACATCATGATCAAAAATTTGCAGATACGTCTCAAAGTCTATGTTAGAATTTTCTGGAACACAATAATAATTTCTATCAATGTGATTGGTAAATTGCCCATAGTCCCTCAGAAACTTATCATATGTTTCTTTACACAACTGTCTAGTTTTAAAATTTCTAGGATAGTGATAACCTAGATGTAATCTATTTTGATTGTTATATGAAGTCTGAGTAAACAGTTTATCTTTTTGCTCAAAAATTTTTACGCTGTGATTGGACATCAATTTAGATGCTAGGTGACAACCAATCCAACCTCCGCCTATAATTGCAATTTTCATTTTTAAAGATCGCGAATATACTCTTCTGGTTTTTTAAGGACCCAGTTAGATTTATTTTTATAAAGATCCATAGATCTGAAATATTCAGTTCTTCTGGTGACGTTAGTTCCATACCAATTATTATAGTCTACAACTACGAAGTCTTGACCATGCGGTCGCAATAGTTCTGGACTATAGTACTGCGCTGGCGGGGCAGTTTTATGCAGAATGTAATCCTCTGCATCAACTCCCCAGAATTTCCAGTCAGTCATAGATTTTTCAGAATAGTCTGTATTCTTTATAGCCAAAAGTTTGTTTTTAACTTCATCAGTCATCAAATAATCATATCTATACGATCCTATAGACATAGATGGAGTTACAGTTAGAGCAAGTTTTTCAGGTTTACTTTCTGGTATTGAATATACAATAGATTTAAATCTAGGACCTACTTGGCAAGTATCATGTATAAGAAACCAATATTCTGATTCTAATTGTCTTTCAACAATTGTAATAAGTGGACTGTACTCGAAAGAGTTATGATCTAGTTTGTGATAATGACAATATTTTGTGCTAATGTATTCATACTGCTCATAGCCAGCAGAAAATACATGGATTAAATCTGATTCAATGCCATTATTAATAAGTGAAGTCAAAATCACTGGGACGGTTAAATTCTCAAATTTTTTATTTGTCGCTATAGCAAAATTAATCTTCATAAATTTATTCTCCAAAAAAAGGGTGGGTGTTACCCCACCCTCCTGACCTTTCTGTTACCAAGTGGTCAACTCTGGTATTCTTATACTGCTATTAAGCAGCAAGAGCCATGTCGTAAACATCATCGTTTGCGTTTACTAGTTTTGCGCTGATTAAGTCAGTCGCCTCACTGGTTGCTGTCGGTTTTTTACTTGCCCCGTCGAAGCCATTTCTTCCCCATCAGGAGCATACTACTTGCAACTATCTCATCTCCTAGGAAGACTTTGCGAGACCATCGTAGAGGGATGGCGAGTATGCTTTTGGTGGAGAAGGTGGGAGTCGAACCCACGTCCGAAACACCTTTAGTCGTCAGTTTACAACCATTAGTTCTTATTTATTCAAAGTGTCTTCAAATGTTCTGACCTCAAATAAGTCAAAATATTCTCAGGCGAAGTCTCACCATACGGATCAGTCGCACAGTTATGCTCCTTGCCTGGCTCAACGAACCACTTCTCAATGGTGCCGTTGTTGGCAACAACCGCATAACGCCATGAACGGAATCCAAACCCAAGGTTGTCCTTATCAACAAGCATGCGCATCGCACGTGTGAATTTCTCACTACCGTCAGGAATGACCTTTACGTTCTGAATGTTCTGAGCCTTCGCCCAAGCATTCATCACAAATGCATCGTTCACTGACACGCAGTAGATTTCATCAATTCCAAACATACGAAACACGTCATACTTTTCTTCAAAGCCAGGAAGTTGCATTGTCGAACAAGTCGGTGTGAATGCACCAGG